CCCGAAAGGAGGCAGAGCATGCCCACCAATTTATCAATTGCCGACAGCAGCTTCCCCCAGCTTACAAAGCAGCAGTCTACAGACGAGAAGTTCGACAAAATACAGAGCTATCTTTACATGCTGCTCGAGAGCCTGAGATTTTCCCTCTCGAATTTAGACAAGGAGAATTTCAACGAGGCGGGGCTTGAGGAGATATCGGACATAATAACGGAGCCGGTATACGCGCAGATAAGCGACGTGGAGGGCAACGTTGCAAGCCTCGCCCTGACCGCAGAGGGGCTGGGAATGAGGATATCGGACGCGGAGGGAAACATAAACACCCTGACGGCCACGGCGACGAGCCTGACGACGAGAATATCGGACGCAGAGAGCAACGTTTCCACACTGTTTCAAACCGCCGAGAGCCTGACGACGAGGATAACGGACGCGGAGGGCAACGTTTCCGTTCTGCAGCAGACCGCACGAAGCCTCACGACCCGGATATCAGATGCCGAGGCGGACATAAGCCTTATACAGCAGACGGCAAACAGCCTGACGCTGGCCGTTACAAACGGAGACACGAGCTCGGTCATAAGGCTTAAGGCCGGAGAAACGCTTTTGAGCAGTCAGACAATAAAGTTTACCGGCATTGTGACATTCTCCGATCTGTCCACGGCGGGGAGTACCACGATAAACGGCGGCAACATCACCACGGGCACGATATCGGCCATAGCCTTAAGCGGCAACACCATAACCGGCGGCACGATAAGCGGCGCGACGATAAGCGGCAGCACGATCAGGACGCTTCTGGGCTCAACCGGCACGGTCGGCGGCGAGCTTGAATTTCATTACGGCAGCTACGGCAGCATATACGGCGGAATGCGGCTTGACGATCAGGGCGCCGGAACGGAGCTGGAGGCCAAGCGCAGATTATTTATCTACACCAAAAATCCGTTTGCATTAAAGCTGAGCTGCGAAACAAGAATGAGCATTGAGGCCAGCTGGGCGGTTTATCTGCGGAGCGGCTCGGCAAGCATCAGCCTGGACAGCGACGGAATAATTAAAATTACCGCCGCGACAATTAACCTTGCCGGCACGGTAAAGGTCAACGGGACAGAGATCGGAGGGTAAAATGTATCTCATCGAATGCATAAGCGCATACATTGCGGCAACGCAAATGCAGCAGAAGGAAATGGGCTATCAGACGGCGTATGCGCTGCTGAGGGTCAAAAGGGAGCTTCAGACACAGATAGACTTTTTCAGGGATGAGGAGCTGAAGCTCATAAAAAAATATGCAAGGACGGACGAGAACGGACAAATACAGTGGCTTGAAAACGAGCGCTTCGCCTTTGAGGACACGGCCTCGGCCGAGGAATTCAAAAGGGAAAGAGAAAAGCTGTGCATGACGCAGACAGACGAGCCGGAGACGCTGCATGCACCCATACCTGAAAGGATAAGTCCGGCACAGCTTGAGGCACTGGAGAAGTTTATACGCTTCGGGGAGGAATGATGGCAGGACTTCCGCAAATGGTCAACGCCGACAGGATAACGGGCAGAAAGCAGGTCAAGTTCGGCGGATACAATCACACGGCTGCGGCGGACGACGGCGAGCTGTGGGACATGAAAAACCTCACGAGCGATTACTACCCATTATTAAGTCCGAGGGAAAGACGCTGGGTGTACACCACACTGCAAAAGCCCAACGGCTTTCTGGCGCACGACGGGCTCTTCTGGGCCGACGGAGCGGGCTTTTACGCAGACGGCGCTTTAAAGGGCAGCGTAACGGACACGAAAAAGACCTTTGCGAGCCTGGGGGCATACATCATCATACTGCCGGACAAGAAATACTATAACCGTCTGACGGGCGAATTCGGCAGCATGGAGGCAAGCAGGAGCGGTCCGGCAAAGCTTCAGGACGGAACATACGTCGGCGAGAGCGCGGCGGCAAACACCATATACGCCAAGGACGCGGACTGGGGTTCTGTCTTCAGGGAGGGCGACGGCGTTACCATATCCGGCTGCACAAAGCACACGGAGAACAATAAAACGGCAATCATACGAGAGATCGACGGAGACTATCTTCGTTTCTATGAAAACACATTCGTCATAAGTGACGGCGGAGACAGCGAAACGATACAGATAACAAGAAGCGTGCCCGACCTGGACTTCATATGCGAGAACGAAAACAGGCTTTGGGGCTGCAAGAACGACACGATATACGCTTCGAAGTTAGGAGACATTTTCAACTGGAACGTATACGACGGAGTTTCAACGGACAGCTTCACGGTCAACGTCGGCTCAACGGGCGACTTCACGGCCTGCGCCTCATATCTCGGATATCCGTGCTTTTTCAAGGAGGAGCACGTGTATAAGGTGTATGGAGACAAGCCGTCAAACTTTCAGGTGATGGGCTCGGCCTCGTTAGGCGTAGAAAAGGGCTCGGACAGGAGCCTTGCCATAGCCGGAGAGGTGATGTTCTATCTTTCGAGAGCGGGTATCGCTGCATGGAGCGGCGGCATACCGCAGAGCATAGCGGTGCCGTTCGGAATGCAGCGCTTTAAAAACGCGGTGGCCGGCTCGGACGGGACAAAGTATTATGTCTCGATGCAGGGGAAGAGCGGGTACGAGCTGTTCGTTTACGACACGAGGGTCAAGCTGTGGCACAGGGAGGACGACACCGAGGTCATAGGCTGGGGCTGGAACGAGGAATTATATTTTCTTGACAGCAGCGGCAGAATTCAGATAAGCGGCAACGCGAGAAGCGTTCCGGCCGCGTCGGTGCGCGAGGCGAGCGTTCAATGGATGGCGGAATGGGCCGATTTTTACGAGTACACGTCATATTCAAGCTCATCCTCGGAAACGCCGGAGAAGAAAACAGTCAGCAAGCTGCTTATAAGGCTCGAGCTGGACGAGGGGGCGAGCCTTAAAATAGAGATGCAGTTTGACAGCGACGGGATATGGCAAACAGTGAAGGAGCTTAATGCCGAGAAAAAGCGCAGCTATTACCTGCCCATAATCCCGAGAAGATGCGACCATTTCCGCATACGCATGAGCGGACAGGGCGAATGCAGACTGTATTCGCTGGTCAGAGAGGTCTACACGGGATCACCGAATTAAACAAGGAGAAAATATGGCTTCAAAATACACATACGATGATTTTCAGAGGGCGCTGACAGACAGCGGCCTCAACAAGGAATTCTCCGACGCGGACTTAAAGCTTGCGCTCGATAACCCCGACGCCGGAATGAGCATCCTCAAATACAAGCAGGACTATCACAAGGCCTCCACGCCCGAGGCAAAGGCTCTGGCCAACCTCGGAGCGGAGGGAATACGCTCGGGCTACGGCGGATACACGGGAGGCGCGAGCGGCGGCCAGTTCTATCTTGATCCGCTTGCTCCGAAGGATTTTGAGAGCCCGGAGGCGCCGACATATGATAACGCCTACAAGGACAGGATAGACGGTCTCCTGGACAAGCAGCTCAATTACGGCAGCTTCAGCTACGACACCGCAAGGCCGGAATACAGCAGCAGGCATGATGATAAGATGCAGAGCGTGCTCGACCAGGTCGTAAACCGGGGAGATTTCAGATATGACCCGCAGACCGATCCGCTTTACAGCCAGTACAGAAAGGAGTACGCCCGCGAGGGACAGAGAGCCACGCAGGACGCCTTGGGAGCGGCGGCCGCGGCAACGGGAGGAATACCGTCGAGCTATGCCGTCGGAGCGGCTACACAGGCCGGAGACTACTACGCAAGCAGAATGACGGACAAGATACCGGAGCTTTATCAGCTGGCTCTGAATAAATACATGAACGAGCACAGCATGAAGCTTGCAGACCTCAGCGCCCTCTCGGCGGCGGAGCAGGCCGATTATGAGAAGTACGTAAACGAGCTTAATCAGTACAACATAGACAAGAATTTCGCCTACGGCGAGTATCAGGACGACTACGACCGCATCATTCAGAACCTCCAGACGGCGATGGGGCTTGAGCAGACTGAATACAGCAAATATCTCGATAAGCTCAACCAGTACAACAACGACAGGAAGTTTAACTACGGCAAGCTTCTTGACGAGATAAACAATCAGACCTCAAAGCGAAGCGAGGCTCTCAACAAGGCTCTCGCTGCGGCGGAGCTGGGCGACTACAGCTTACTTGAGGCGCTGGGCATAAATTCGAGCAACAATCCCACGGACTTCGAGAGAAGATTGCAGCTTGCGAAGATAGCCGCCTCATACGGCGACTATTCCGGCCTGAAGGCTTTGGGCATTGACACAAGCGCCGTGGAGGCGCCGGCCTCGACCGGCTACTCGCCCGGAAAATACTATTCGCCGGGCGCGGGAGACGAAGGCGAATACACCGCCGACTCAGATGCAGAAACCGAAGACACAGGAGCAGACAATGCTACTTACAATGGCATGAGAGACACTCTTTATTACGGAAAACAGGCGAATGGAATACAGTGGGCAAGAAACCGCCTTGCGGACTATATAGCGGAGGGCAAAATCTCGAAGAAACAGGCACAACAGCTGGGAGCATACGTTGGTATTGAATTCGTTGACGAGGAGGATTAATAATGGCTTCGGATTGGCGCGAAAAGTATCAAAAAGCAATTAAAGACGGCAGCGCGGCGAAAAGGTATCAGGAAAGCTCCAAAGGCATTCCCGCCAACAATCCGGCCTTTGTATACGCCAAGGTATACGGCGACGGGAGGACGGGGCAGGAGGCAAACAAGCCGGTAAAGGGAAAGAAGATAACAAAGCCGCCGAAGGTGCAGCACAGAGACGGAGAAATAGCGGCTCTCGGAGCGGGAGACTACGGAGCAAGCAACTCTACGCGCTTTGACAAAACGATGAACGCCGCCATATACAGCACGGCGGCCGCTTTGGAGAACCTGCACGGAACGCTCAAGGAAAAGGACGCAAGACAGCGTGCCAGAGATGAGGCCGACAGTAAAAGGCTCAAGGCCGGATATGACGCTATGATACAGGGCGAGGATATTTATTCCCGCCCCGGCGGCCTTAAGAAAATAAGCGAGGACGCCGACAAGGATTTTGAGGCGCGCTATGAGAAGGTCAGGGGCGTGGGCGACGAGTATTTCAAGAAAGCGGACGAGATGAAAAAACGCTCGGAGCAGCAGCAGAAGGAGGCCAAGGAGGGGCTCGGAGGCTTCGGACAGTTTGCGGTGGATCTCGGCATAGCGGGCGCACAGTTTGCAGGAGACATTGCATTAAACGCAGCTCTCCCCGGAGCCGGCCTTGCGGCAATGGGCATGAGAGCGGCCGGCAGTGCCGCACAGGAGGCAAGGCAAGACGGAAGGGATATCGACACGCAGCTCAACACCGGACTCAAGAGCGCGGCTATAGAAGTTCTCACTGAGAAGCTTTTCGGCCTCGGCTCCAAGGCGGCATACGGATCGGGGCTCATAAAGAACGAGAAGCTCATAAACGGCATTGTAAACAACCTTGCGAAAACAAACGCGGGCAGAACAACCCTCAAGCTGATAACGGGCGCTGCGGAGGAGGGCGCGGAGGAGGTCCTATCGGACATTTTAAACCCCGTGGCCGACCGCATACTGAAGCTTGACGACGGCAAGGGCGACTGGTCGGATATAGGGAAGGACATGGACACGCAGCAGATGCTTGCAGACTTCCTCATAGGCGGCACACTGGGCTTGTTCGGAGCGGGAACCAACGTGGTCAACGGCCAGTTCAAGGCCGAGAACGCGCAGCAGCGAGGATATGAAAAGTATCAGAGGGAGCTTGTCAACATGGGGCTTGAGGCCGAGCCGGGGTCAAGAGCGCAAAAGGCCGCAGAGACGTACAAGCCCATAGTAGAAAAGAGCGGGAAGCATTTTCACAGGAACCTGAGCGACGCGGAGACCGAGAACCTCGCAAGGCTCATGGACGCGCCGTTTGCAAAAAAAGCCCTTGCGGATGCAAACATCCTCATTGACGATAACACCGCGGACATAATAGCGAGAGCGGCCAACGGGCAGAGGATAAGTCAAAGCGAGAGGGAGAGGCTTCAGAAGATACCCAACATAGGGGAGGTCATAAATGAGGTGGCCTTGGCCGGCGTGAAGGCAAGGGCGCTTGAAAGGACATTCACACAGGAGCTTCAGCCGGACGGGATCACGCTGCCCAGGGGCGACGAGCTGCTCAGGGACAAAACGATAGAAAGTGCCGAAAGGCTCTCTAAAATAACCGGCAGAGAGATAAGGCTCTATGACGCCGATCCGAGCGAAAACGGATATTACGACAGGGCAACGGGTGAGCTCTACATTAACCGAAACAGCAAGAACCCCTTGGCGCAGGTCGTGGGGCATGAGCTGACCCACAGCATCGAGGATGCGGGAGCATATACCGACTTAAAGAGCGTTATCTTCAGTCAGATACAGAAGCAGGGCGGCGACCTTGCGAAAATGAGACAGGAAAAGGCCGCGCTTTATGAAAAGCGCGGCCACACGCTCGGAAGCGAGGAGGAGATAGATGCGGAGATCGTTGCGGAGTTTGTCGAGAAAAATCTTCTGACGGACGAGGCGAGCATAAAGGCGGTCGTCACACAGAGCCCGAGCCTCGGCCAGAGGATATTGCAGTTTATCAACGACCTGCTCGCCAAGATAGGGGACAGAAAGGCTCAGGAAAGGGCATTCCTTACTAAGGCGAGAGGCTACTATCAGACGGCGCTCAGGGAGACGGAAAACCGCCCTGTCAATGTTACCTTCAAGGCGGAAGCGCCCACGCAGACCGCGCGGGAAGCTGCTCCGGCGGCACAAGAGGCCACTCAGGCTGCCGCGACGCAGGAAGCTCCCGCACAACAGACTACTCAGGAAACTGCACAGGAAACTCAGCCTAAAAACAACGCAAGCGAAATGACGCCGGATGAATATCTTGAGTCTCTGAGGGATCAGCTTGCAAGAGGCGAGATCAGCGAGGATGAGTTCAGCGACCTGTTCGACGAATACTATAACGGCGGAACGGAGAGGCAGTACAGCTTTGCAGGGCAAAAGGCGAGCACGGCAAATCTTGAGCACCTGAAAAACGCGCAGGAGATGGAGACTCTCGGAGCTGACATGAAGAGCATCCGCAAGGCTACCGGCTGGTTCAAGGGCATGGACGGCAAGTGGCGGTTTGAGATCGACGATAGCGAGATGACCTACCATCGCGGCGGCGACGCTGTCTTCAGCAGGGACCATCCTGACTATGCGGAGTATCAGAAGCTGATGCGCAAGTGGATGACCGGCGAGGTGACAGCGGAGGAAGAGACCCGACTGCGGCAGATGGATGAAACGTGGGGGCGGGAGTATGGCCGCCTGAGCGAGCGCGTAGACAGAGGCAACGCAACGCTGGAGGACATTCTCGACCATGAGGCATTATTCCGGGCGTATCCGCAGCTGCGGCGGACGAAGGTGGAGTTTGCTGACATGCCGAAGAACACCATGGGCAGCTACAGCCCGTCTCAAAACCTTATCACCCTAAGCAATGAGCTGCGCAACGCGCCGGAGAGCACGCTGGTGCACGAGATTCAGCACGCCATACAGAACGCGGAGGGCTTCACGCGAGGGAGCAACCGGGAATACTGGGAAGAAAAGCTGACCAGCGGGGACAAGATTCAAAGCAAGGGATTCCAAGATGCAAGGGAAAAACTGATTCAATTCCAGCTGGACAAGGCGAACGAGGAAGCGCTGGCGCTGAAGGACAAAATAGAACAAGCCGGAGAACTGGACGACGACCTCACGGAATATGACCGGCTGTGGGAGGAAGCAGAGCGGCGGGGACTTGACGGGAAGATCAACGAATACTACGACCTGCTGGACAACTACTACACGCAGATGAACCGTCCGGGCAACAGTGTACCGAGTGAGCTTTACTACAGCACGGCGGGCGAGATCGAGGCGAGAGACGCAGCGAGCCGCCGCACACTGACACCCGAAGAGCGGAAGAACAAATCCCCCAATCTCGGAGACGAGAATACCGTATTTGCGGAGGATGAAGCTTCGGGACGCTGGTACAGCGCCGAAGAATACGATCCCGAAACCGCGAGCATAAAAGAGCAAATCGCGCATAGCAAAGATGAGCTCAACAAAATGTCTCCCGTAGCCGAAAAAACAGTGCCTAAAACGTTAGATAGAGCCGCTGATGCTTTCAAGTGGGTCGAAGAAATGTATGCAAGCATAGCCTACACTGTTCACAGAGATAATTTCGGTGATATTCGCGTAAGCAGAAAAGATATAAGCAAAGGACTGAGGTACGCAAAAACTCCCGAAGAAAGAGCTGGAATAGCCCTTGTCCCGGAAGTTCTTAAATATGGCCGTGAAATCGGGGCTCACGAAAACCACAAAGGACGGAGCAAAAGCACTATCACGTTTGCTGGCCCCGTGGTCATGAATGGTGTACGCGGCAATATGGCCGTTTTAGTTAATAGAAATAACGACAACTATAACGCGCATAGAATAGTGATGCCTGATGGAAGCGTATTTAAATTTTCGGACGAAAAAATAGACACAACGCCCGAAAGGTCTCAGGGAGTGGCGCAAACGCGCTCTCTTGCCGAGACAGCAGACGCTGTATCTGAGAACAGTATACCCACGAACACACAGTCTGTCAACAAGCAATTTTCCGTGAGCGAGCGGACGCCGGATCAGAAGAAAGAGATATTAGCCCAGGCTCGGCGCTATGCCTCGGGAGAGATCGGCAAGGACGAGTTCTTCCGCCACATGGACAGAATAGACGGGACGCGGAGAAGCGCACCCTCCCGAAACGCTTACCGGCAGCCGCCAAAAAACCAAAGCTATTCCGACGAGGCGAGAGAGATATACGACCGCGCGCACTCCGAGGGCGTGAGCGTGGACGAATATCTCCGCCGCAACTGGGAGGAGTTCGACATTGACGGCCGCTGGAGCGACGCCGCGCAGGAGGCGCTCAGGATGGACGGCAGGAGGTATTCGGTCGAAGAGGAGACCGCAAACGAAGAAGAACCCAAGGAGCCGAGAGTAAGAGACACCATACCCAAAAAGGCCGAGACATATCTTAAGAGAGCGGAGGGTGCTCTCGTGAAAGATCTTTCGGACAAGCTCAATGTTCCGAAATTCGCGCAGAAGGAATACCTCAATGAGATAGCACAGGAGATAAGCGAGGAGTATCTCAAGACCGGCATGGTGAGCGAGGAGACAAAGAACGAGCTTTTTGAGACGGCATGGGAAAACGGCAGGCACATAGACGATGAGTTCTACAACACCTACAAGGATATAAAGGACTATCTCAAGACGCAGTCTGTCACCCTGTCCGAAACGGACAAGGCGGATATCACGGACTGGAACCAATTTAAAAACAGCGCCTTCGGCTCGCTCAGGATAGTCAACAAGGGCGGCCTTCCCGTTGACACAGCATATCAGGAGCTTCAGGGCATGGCTCCTGAGCTGTTCCCGCCGGATATCACGCACCCGGCCGATCAGATACAAAGAATGCTGGAGGTCAGCAAAAGCATAAGCGTGAGCGAAAAGAGCCTCGATGACCACTTCGGCAGGAATGCGGAGGAATATAAGAAATGGGCGAGAGCGGACTTTGAGACGGCCATAACCGACAGCCTCAGTGCCCTGCGCACCGTGAAGAGATACGTCGAGGACGGCAAAGCGCCCGCGGATAAGCTGCACACCATCGACGAGGTGCAAAATGCGTACAAGGGCTTAAAGGAAGCCCGAAAGAAATACGAGATAGCAAACGCGAGAAACCTGCTTACCAACCATGACAAGCTACTGGTCGGCAGGCTGCTCCGAGGCGAGATCGAGCTTAAGCACCTCGACTCCACACAGGACAATGTAAAGGGCATAAGCGCGGTTTTTGAAGCACAAGAGGAATATGAGCGGATCGCGCGAACCATAAGGGAGTGGAACGCGCAGAGAAAGCAGGAGCTGCGCGACGAGGCCGACGAGTATCTTCAGACGGCGAACGACTGGAAGGATAAGAAGTCCGGCATACTCTATGCGCGAGAGACACAGGAGCGCAATGTTCTGGACATAGTGCCCGATGAGAAGATCGCGAAAGCAATAAACCGCAAATACTTCATGCCGGTGCATCAGGCCGAGGCCAAGTCCACGCAGTTCAAGAAAACGATGCGCGGCAGGGTGGCGGCGCTCAAGCTCAGCACCAAGGAAACCAAGGCGATGAAGAAGGCCGGAAAGGTCTCGGAGGCACACGCCGTGCAGCTCATCGGCGAGGCGAGAGACAATGCGGAAATGGCGAGCCGGTCCCGCAACAAAACACGTGACGGAAAGACCGAGGCGGAATGGAGGGCCATCGAGGCCGAGCTATGGAAAAACAATACCGATTTAGACAAGGCCAAGATTGAAAACGCCATAAAGGAGTTCAGGGGAATATATGACGAGCTGCTCAACATGATGAACGACGTCCGAATAGAAAACGGATATGAGCCCGTAAACTACCGCAGGGGCTATTTCCCTCATTTCAAAAAGGACAGCGCGGACAACATCATCGGTCTGTTCGGCCGGGCTCTGGGCATAAAGACCGACGTCACGGAGCTGCCGACGACCATAAACGGCATGACGCATATGTTCAGGCCGGGCATACAGTGGTTCGGAAATGCCTTAGAAAGAACGGGCTTCGAGACAACATACGACGCCGTGGAGGGCTTTGACCGATACATAGAGGGCGTTGCAAATGTCATATATCAGACCGAGAACATACAAAGACTTCGCGCGCTTGCGTCGCAGGCGAGATATCGCACAGGCCCGGAGGGCTTGAGAAAGCAGATAGACGCTGTGAGAGCCGATACCGGCAAGACCGAGGCGGAGAAAACCGCCATCATAGACGACTTGAACGCGAACGGCAAATACGAGCTGTCAAACTGGGTAGTCAACCTCGACGAATACACGAACATCCTTGCGGGCAAAAAGAGTATGGCAGACCGAAACCTTGAGCAGGCGTTGGGGCGCGATATGTACAACGTCGTCAAGGCGGTCGAGTCGAGAGTCGCCGCAAACATGGTCGCAATCAATGTGGGCTCATGGCTGACAAACTTCATCCCGATCACTCAGGGCTATGCGCTTCTGGGCACGAAGGATATTCTCACGGGCATGCAGCAGACATTAGCGGCCATGAAGGAGAGCGACGGCATGGTCGAGGCCTCGGCCTTTCTCACAAACAGAATAGGGAGCGACCCGCTTGTTCAGACATGGGCGCAGAAAGCCTCGACAAAGCTATCGTCGCCCATGTCGTGGATAGACAACTTCACGGCCGGCACGCTGGTACGCGCACGGTATAACCAGAACATCCGGCAGGGAATGAGCGAGGCTGCGGCCATGGAGGATGCGGACACCTTCGCGGCAAACGTCATGGCCGACAGGAGCAAGGGAAGCACCCCGACGCTGTTCAACCAGGCAAACCCCGTTACCAAGCTGTTTACTCAGTTCCAGCTTGAGGTCAACAATCAGCTGAGCTATCTGTTCAAGGATATTCCCCGTGAGACCAAGGATAAGGGCGTGAATGCCTTGGCGCTCGCCCTCCTGAAATTCTTCCTCGGCGCGTATCTTTACGATGAAGCATATGAATACTTCATCGGGCGAAGGCCGGCGCTCGACCCGATCGGAATACTGGTTGACACGGCACAGGATATAGCAAACGGCGAGAGCGCATATGACGTCATAACGGGCACTCTCGAGGACACGGCGGAGCAGCTTCCGTTCATAGGCGGCATACTCGGCGGCGGCCGCATACCGATAAGCAGCGCATTGCCCGACGCGGGAAACCTTCTCAGGGCTGCGACAAATGAGGATTGGGACAGTAAAAAAAGATGGAGCACAATAGGGAAAGAGCTTGCAAAGCCGGCAACATATACGCTGCTGCCGTTCGGCGGCGGGCAAATAAAGAAGGCCGCACAAGGCATCGATGCGACCATCAGGGGCGGCAGCTACACCTACGATGCCGACGGCAACGATATTTTGCAGTATCCCGTTTACAATCAGAGCTTCGGTGACAGCGCAAAGAGCATTGCGGAGTCAGTACTGTTCGGCAAAACGGCGCTTCCGACGGGCCGGGAGTGGATAGGCAGCGGCTTTAAGAGCTTCGGCGCAAAGGAAACCGCTGCATATAAGGAGCTTACGGAGAGCGGCACTTCTCAGAAGGATGTATACGATACGCTCAAGGCCATACGAGCCGAGAAGACGAACAACGGCAAGAGGACGGCGATTTCCGACAGCTCTCTCACTGACAACGAGAAACGCATACTGTATAATCACATATTCGGCGAGAAGCAGGAGAACGGAACATACAAGTCCACTCGCACGGAGGAGATCGCGGCATTTAAAGAGGCCGGGCTTGACATGGACGACTTTCTGAAGGCGCAAAATCGGTATACGGATATCGGCAAGGAATATGATACTACATCGGACAAGGCGCTTGCGTTCTCGCGCTGGGTCAATCAGCAGGGATGGACGGCCGACCAGAAGGCAGCGGTCAACGACAGCTTTAAATACTACAGTCAGATACCCGCGACGGCGGCGAATTACAACAGCTTTGCCGATGCAGGCCTGAGTGATGAGACCGCATACAAGCTGGCCAAGGCGATAAATGACCTTGAGCCGCAGGACGGAGCGGACACCGTGAGCAGCACGCAGAAGTGGCGGGCGGTCGTCGATACGGTCAAGAACACAAACGATCAGCTTGCAGCGCTGGCACAGGTCATGTCCGAGAGCGAATACAGGAAGGTATCCGCCGGGCGCGCCCACGGCGTGGAGCCGTCGTCGTATGTTACTTTCAAGGAGTCACTGCCGAAGTTCGATGCAGACGGCAACGGCACCTTTAAGCAGGCGGAGATCAAGGCTGCCATTGATGCAATGGGCGAAAAGTACGGCACGGTTCTTCCCGGCGGCAGCAAGCTTACAATTGCGCAGCAGGCCGTGCTTTGGCAGCTTGCGAATAAGAGCTGGAAGCCTAAAAACAATCCTTACAGCGTGGCAATAGGTCAAAAAGTCTACAACGAATTAAACGCAAAATGAGAAAAAGGACAGCGCAAACGCGCTGTCCTTGACTTTTGCATGAGGGGATGATATGTTGCATGTAAATGAAGCGTTAGACGTGTTATCGGTTTTTTCCGTGTGGAGGCCCGGACGGCGAACTCGGCGCTTCACTTCGGTATCTAAGTCAGCGCTACAGCATGCCGTATCCTGAGCTCAAAGGCCTCTTGACCGATATTGGTAGAGAAGCCTCTGAAATGTTCCTTTCAGAGGCTACGGCTTTTTTTGATGCTTTTGCAACCGTGTAGCTCCACTTCATAGGAAGTAAATTCAGATATACATCTATGTTGTCCTTATCTTGAACTACCATCTTGTCTAAAATGTGCTTATAGAACTCATCTTCGTACTCCACGCCGCTGACAATCTCTTTGATTGCGTCCTCAATCTCTTTTAAGAGCTGCTGTTGCTGCTTTATCATTTCCCGCTGTTTATCCACGCTTTCGATAATAGATTGAAGCTCCTCAATTTCCGCATCGCAGCTTGCACGGGTGGCGGTAAATTCGTCCTTGTTAATAAGATTGGACATATATAGGCCAATCAGATTAGCCCGCTTGCCCTCGACCTTTTTAATCTGCTCTTGCAGCTTTAGGACATCCGTACCCGTCGTATCCATAGCAATGATGGACTGAATGACGGCGGTTAGGTTGTTTATGATTTTATCCCTGTTGTATTTAAGGCTCTTGGTTACGAGATACATAATGTGGGTCGCATCCTCATTGCGGATAGACAAGCCCGTACAGCCGACTTGATTTCCTGCCTTGTCAATATGGGGGCTACCGTGTTTTGC